GACGCTCTTCCGATCTTTTTTTAAATTATCTATGGTAGCGGATTCATAAGACGATCTGATAATGCGTATTTGGTCAACTTTCTTGGAGTAGCTATCATCAAAGATAGATTCAATTGCTTCTAAAAATTTGTCTTTAATAGTGTCTTCTTGGCAGAATGGGCAACATGTGCCATTTAAATATAATTCCTTCCCTTTTTTCACCCAATCAAGGTTTTGAAGTTTTTTAATTGTTTCTGACAAATAGCTATTACTTGAGTCTATAATCGGAGTGGATAAAGATTCTTTATCTTTTTCTGAAATGATATATTTTTCTAAAGGTGTAATTGATGCAGTGAATTTATCTTTGTTCTTTAAAAGAATACTATATTCTTGAGCAAGTGACTCGATGTTAACGTCAGTGGTTTGAGGGGCTTTTTTAACTTGCTCATAAAATGATCTCTTGCTTCCTAACTGACCTTTCATCAAGTTCTTTAAGTCAGATGTTCTAAAAGGTTCTGCTTTATTCCATATTAAATCAATATATTCATTTTCTTTATTGTTTTTATCGTTAATTAAACGCTCAATAACGTTTTTTTTATCTTTGTATTTTGTAAGTAGGTCTTGTCTTATAGCTTCTTTTTCCAACAATTCTTTTTCAATGTCAGCATTTTCCTTACTTAAAGTGAATACTCCTTTTTGCTCTTTTGCATTATAAAAATTATCCTCAACAAACTTAGTATTATAAACCAATAGGCGAAAAGTATCTATGAAAGGACATTCGCATTCTTTGTAGTCCGTGTTATTTGGATTATAGAAATAATTAGATATGGTTGATTTTCCACAACCGTTGTGACCATAAAGTATATTAATTTTTTTTGAGAGATTAAGAGTTGTGAAGCTATCTTTCTTATAGCTGGTTATATTCTTTAATTTAAGTTCCATTTTAAAACCTCATCACTGCCAATGATATGGTATAAATATTTAAGCTGTTTAACATGAATTATTTTGCTAAACGATAAAGATCTACCTCAGAAGTTTACTTTGTTCAAGCAAAATCTTTTGTTCTAAGAGATATAAAAATTTTTATTAATAGTTTGATTTTTGTTCATGGGATTTCCTTTTTTTATGTTTTTACAAAGTAATAACTATGAATGTATCAGGTGCATGGTTTTGCATGTGTCAAAGTTATGCGTCCTCATTGCTTTACGTCACAGCTAGCGAGGATTCAACGTACTCATGCAACTGCATTAAAAGCGCCCCATGAAGCGGGCGGGCGAGGCGGGGAAAGCACTGCGCGCTGGCGGTGGTGCTGATTTTATTTTTTCAGCGTCTGAGCGCGTCGTGATGGCGTTTAGATTGTGCGCCGGGGCGTTGGTGTGTCTGCGGGGTGTTTTGTGCGGTGGTGAGCGTGTGAGGGCGTGATGACGGGGTGTAAAAAAGCCGCCCGCAGGCGGCGATGTTCAGCCGTTGTCAGTGTCCAGTGAGTAGTTTTTAAAGCGGATGACCTCCTGACCGAGCCAGCCGTTTATTTCCCGAATCCTGTCCTGTAGCGGGATAAGCTCATTGCGGACAAAGACCTTTGCCACTTTCTCAATATCGCCCAGCGACCCGACGTTCTCCGGCTTGCCGCCCATCAACTGAAAGGGGATGCGGTGCGCGTCCAGCAGGTCTGCGGCACTGGCTTTTTTGATATTAAAAAAATCGTCCTTCGTTGCCACTTCACTGAGCGGGATAATTTTAATGCCGTCAGCTTTCCCCTGCGGGGCATAGAGAAACAGATTTTTAAAGTTGTTGCGGCCTTTCGACTTAACCATGTTTTCGCGAAGCATTTCGATATCGTTGCGATCCTGCACGGCATCGGTGACGTACATGATGTATCCGGCATGTGCGCCGTTTTCGTAATACTTGCGGCGGAACAGCGTGGCCGACTCATTCAGCCAGGCAGAGTTAAGGGCGCTGAGATATTCCGGCAGGCCGTACAGCTCCTGATTGATATCCGGCTCCAGCAGGTGAAACACGGAGCCGGGCGCGAAAGGTGTCGGCTCGTTGAAGGACGGCACCCACCAGTAAACATCCTCCTCCACGCCACGGCGGGTATATTTTGCCGGTGAGGTTTCCAGTCTGATGACCTTACCGGTGGTGCTGTAACGCTTTTCCAGAAACGCATTACCGAACACCAGAAAATCCAGCGCAAAGCGGCTGAAATCCTGCTGGGAAAGCCACGGATGCGGGATAAATGTCGAGGCCAGAATATTACGTTTGACGTAAATCGGTGAGCTGTGATGCACGGCAGCACGCAGGCTTTTTGCCAGACCGGTAAAGCTGATTGGTGGCTCATACCATCTGCCGTTACTGATGCATTCGACGTAATCCAGAATGTCACGGCGGTCGAGTACCGGCACCGGCTCACCAAAGGTGAATGCCTCCATTTTCGGGGCGCTGGCGGTCATTTTTTTTGCCGCAGGTTGCGGTGTTTTCCCTTTTTTCTTGCTCATCAGTAAAACTCCAGAATGGTGGATGTCAGCGGGGTGCTGATACCGGCGGTGAGTGGCTCATTTAACAGGGCGTGCATGGTCGCCCAGGCGAGGTCGGCGTGGCTGGCTTCCTCGCTGCGGCTGGCCTCATAGGTGGCGCTGCGCCCGCTGCTGGTCATGGTCTTGCGGATAGCCATAAACGAGCTGGTGATGTCGGTGGCGCTGACGTCGTATTCCAGACAGCCACGGCGGATAACGTCTTTTGCCTTGAGCACCATTGCGGTTTTCATTTCCGGTGTGTAGCGGATATCGCGCGCGGCGGGATAGAACGAGCGCACGAGCTGGAACACGCCGACACCGAGGCCGGTGGCATCAATACCGATGTATTCGACGTTATATTTTTCGGTGAGTTTGCGGATGGATTCAGCCTGAGTGGCAAAGTCCATGCCTTTCCACTGGTGACGCTCAAGTATTCTGAATTTGCCACCGGCCACCACCGGCGGTGCCAGTACCACGCATCCGGCGCTGTCGCCACGGTGTGACGGGTCGTAACCAATCCATACCGGACGTGAGCCGAACGGATTGGCGGCAAACGGAGCATAGTCTTCCCATTCTTCCAGCGTGTCGACCATGCAGCGTTGCAGCTCCTCGAACGGGAACACCGACGCCTTGTCGTCAACAAATTCACACATGAACAGGTTTTTAAAATCGTCGGCGCTGTTTTCACGTTTGAGCTGCTCAATGTCGAACAGCGTGCAGCCGCCTTTCAGGGCGTCCTCAATGGTGACAATCTGTCGCCACTGGCCGTCCGCACAGAGAAGCCCACCGGCAAGGGCGTTATGACTGACGTCGATTTCCACGCGTTCGGCGGCGCTGGCGCGTCCCCGGTTAAACAGTTCACCCGACCAGAACGGGTAGGCGTCGTGCGCCAGCGTGGACGGGGTGGAGAAATAGGTCGAGCGCAGGTGGCTCTGTGAGGCCATACCTGATGCCACCTTACGCAGTACCTGAAAATTCGGGATCCAGAAAATCTCGTCGACGTACAGGTCGCCGTTATGGCTCTGTGCGGTGTTGGAGTTGGTGCCGAGAAAAATCAGTTTTGCGCCGTTATTGCCCAGGACAATCGGGTCACCGGTCAGGTCAACGTCAACCAGACGGGCAAAGGCGATGATGTATTCACGGAACACATACGCCTGCGTTTTACTGGCCGACAGAAAAATCTGGTTATGGCCGGTTTTCAGGGCGCGCAGCAGTGCCTCGCGGGAAAAATAAAACGTCGCTCCAATCTGGCGGGATTTCAGGATATCGCGGATGCGGTGCTCAAGCCCGGCGCGATACCAGTGCAACTGATATTCGAAAGACTGCTCAAAGAAAATCTGCTCCAGCTTTTCGATGGCCTCGTCACTGAAAAAATTCTTTTTCGGTTTGCGCCGCCCGCCTTTGTTGCGGTTAGCGACGTTCGGATTAAGGTCTGCCTCGTTGCCGGTCTGGCTGTAGCGATTTACCCGTGCCAGTCGTTCAATCTGGCGTCCCAGCAGGTCAATTTCCTTGAAGTCACCGCCGGTTTTCTGCGGTTTGATGATGAGCTGGGTCAGCCGCGCTTCCAGGCTCATTTCGACACGGCTGATGGGGGCAACGCTGTCCCAGCCGTCGCGCTGTTTCCAGCTCTGCACCGTCGGGCGTTTCATCTGCAACATGGCGGCAATCTGCGGCACGGAAAATCCCTGCCAGTACAGCAGCGCCGCCTGACGACGCGGGTCGTGTAAAAGAGTGGTGTCTGTGGTGATGGTCATGAATACCTCGCCGTGATGAATACACGGCAAGGCTACTGAGTCGCGCCCCGCGATTCGCTAAGGTGCTGTTGTGTCAGTGATAAGCCATCCGGGACTGATGGCGGAGGATGCGCATCGTCGGGAAACTGATGCCGACATGTGACTCCTCTAATCACTATTCAGGACTCCTGACAATGGCAAAAAAAGTCTCAAAATTCTTTCGTATCGGCGTTGAGGGTGACACCTGTGACGGGCGTGTCATCAGTGCGCAGGATATTCAGGAAATGGCCGAAACCTTTGACCCGCGTGTCTATGGTTGCCGCATTAATCTGGAACATCTGCGCGGCATCCTGCCTGACGGTATTTTTAAACGTTATGGCGATGTGGCCGAACTGAAGGCCGAAAAGATTGACGATGATTCGGCGCTGAAAGGCAAATGGGCGCTGTTTGCGAAAATCACCCCGACCGATGACCTTATCGCGATGAACAAGGCCGCGCAGAAGGTCTACACCTCAATGGAAATTCAGCCGAACTTTGCCAACACCGGCAAATGTTATCTGGTGGGGCTGGCCGTCACCGATGACCCGGCAAGCCTCGGCACGGAATACCTGGAATTCTGCCGCACGGCAAAACACAACCCCCTGAACCGCTTCAAATTAAGCCCTGAAAACCTGATTTCAGTGGCAACGCCTGTTGAGCTGGAATTTGAAGACCTGCCTGAAACCGTGTTCACAGCCCTGACCGAAAAGGTGAAATCCATTTTTGGCCGCAAACAGGCCAGCGATGACGCCCGTCTGAATGACGTGCATGAAGCGGTGACCGCTGTCGCTGAGCATGTGCAGGAAAAACTGAGCGCCACTGAGCAGCGCCTTGCTGAGATGGAAACCGCCTTTTCCGCACTTAAGCAGGATGTGACTGACAGGGCGGATGAAACCAGTCAGGCATTCACCCGCCTGAAAAACAGTCTCGACCACACCGAAAGTCTGACCCAGCAGCGCCGCAGCAAGGCCACCGGCGGTGGCGGTGACGCCCTGATGACGAACTGCTGACCGGCGTCAGTCAGTCCGGGAAAACCTTCACGATTAACCCTTAATTTCAGGAAAAACTATGCGCCAGGAAACCCGCTTTAAATTTAATGCCTACCTGTCCCGTGTTGCCGAACTGAACGGCATCGACGCCGGTGATGTGTCGAAAAAATTCACCGTTGAACCGTCGGTCACCCAGACCCTGATGAACACCATGCAGGAGTCCTCTGACTTTCTGACCCGCATCAACATTGTGCCGGTCAGCGAAATGAAAGGGGAAAAAATTGGTATCGGTGTCACCGGCTCCATCGCCAGCACCACCGACACCGCCGGTGGCACCGAGCGTCAGCCGAAGGACTTCTCGAAGCTGGCGTCCAACAAGTACGAATGCGACCAGGTTAACTTCGATTTTTATATCCGCTACAAAACGCTGGACCTGTGGGCGCGTTATCAGGATTTCCAGCTCCGTATCCGTAACGCCATTATCAAACGCCAGTCCCTTGATTTCATCATGGCCGGTTTTAACGGCGTGAAGCGTGCCGAAACCTCTGACCGCAGCAGTAACCCGATGCTGCAGGATGTGGCGGTCGGCTGGCTGCAGAAATACCGCAATGAAGCCCCGGCGCGCGTGATGAGCAAGGTTACTGACGAGGAAGGTCACACCACCTCTGAGGTCATCCGCGTGGGTAAGGGCGGTGATTATGCCAGCCTCGATGCACTGGTGATGGATGCGACCAACAACCTGATTGAGCCGTGGTATCAGGAAGACCCTGACCTTGTGGTGATTGTGGGGCGTCAGCTACTGGCGGACAAGTATTTCCCCATCGTTAACAAGGAGCAGGACAACAGCGAAATGCTGGCCGCTGACGTCATCATCAGCCAGAAACGCATCGGTAACCTGCCGGCGGTGCGCGTCCCGTACTTCCCGGCGGATGCGATGCTCATCACGAAGCTGGAAAACCTGTCCATCTACTACATGGATGACAGCCATCGCCGCGTGATTGTGGAAAACCCGAAACTCGACCGCGTGGAGAACTACGAGTCAATGAACATTGATTACGTGGTGGAAGACTACGCCGCCGGTTGTCTGGTGGAAAAAATTAAGGTCGGTGATTTCTCCACACCGGCGAAAGCGACCGCAGAGCCGGGAGCGTAACCGATGACGAGTCCCGCACAGCGCCACATGATGCGGGTCTCGGCAGCGATGACCGCGCAGCGGGAAGCCGCCCCGCTGCGACATGCAACTGTCTATGAGCAGATGCTGGTTAAGCTGGCCGCAGACCAGCGCACACTGAAAGCGATTTATTCAAAAGAGCTGAAGGCCGCGAAAAAACGCGAACTGCTGCCGTTCTGGTTGCCGTGGGTGAACGGCGTGCTGGAGCAGGGCAAAGGTGCACAGGATGACATTCTGATGACGGTCATGCTGTGGCGTCTGGATACCGGCGATATTGCCGGTGCGCTGGAGATTGCCCGTTATGCCCTGAAGTACGGTCTGACCATGCCGGGTAAACACCGCCGCACCCCGCCGTACATGTTCACCGAGGAGGTGGCGCTCGCGGCCATGCGTGCTCACGCTGCCGGTGAGTCTGTGGATACCCGCCTGCTGACGGAGACCCTTGAACTGACCGCCACGGCTGACATGCCTGATGAAGTGCGCGCAAAGCTGCACAAAATCACCGGTCTGTTTCTGCGTGATGGTGGTGATGCCGCCGGTGCGCTGGCTCACCTGCAACGTGCGACACAGCTCGACTGTCAGGCAGGCGTCAAAAAAGAGATTGAACGACTGGAGCGGGAGCTGAAACCGAAGCCGGAGCCGCAGCCCAAAGCGGCCACCCGTACCCCGCGTAAGACCCGGAGCGTGACACCGGCAAAACGTGGACGCCCGAAAAAGAAAGCCAGTTAACAACCGAATGCGCCCCGCGCCAGGGCGGCACGCCGGTCAGTGAGGGTGAATCACCTGACACTGCACCGGCGTCCACCGCCCGACTTTTCAGAGGTAGTCATGATGACGCTGATTATTCCGCGAAAGGAGGCTCCCGTGTCCGGTGAGGGTACGGTGGTTATCCCGCAACCGGCAGGCGACGAGCCGGTGATTAAAAACACGTTCTTTTTTCCCGATATCGACCCGAAGCGCGTCCGGGAACGTATGCGCCTTGAGCAGACCGTCGCCCCCGCCCGTCTGCGTGAGGCCATCAAGTCAGGCATGGCGGAGACGAATGCGGAGCTGTACGAGTACCGCGAACAGAAAATTGCCACCGGTTTTACGCGTCTGGCGGACGTCCCGGCGGACGACATCGACGGTGAAAGCATCAAAGTTTTTTACTACGAGCGCGCCGTGTGTGCGATGGCGACCGCGTCGCTTTATGAGCGTTATCGCGGCGTGGATGCCAGTGCGAAAGGTGACAAGAAGGCTGACAGCATTGACAGCACCATTGATGAACTGTGGCGGGATATGCGCTGGGCGGTGGCGCGTATCCAGGACAAGCCGCGCTGCATCGTGAGTCAAATCTGATGAAGACCTTTGCGCTACAGGGCGACACGCTCGACGCCATTTGTGTCCGGTATTACGGGCGCACTGAGGGCGTGGTTGAGACCGTGCTCGCCGCAAATCCGGGACTGGCTGAACTGGGTGCGGTGCTGCCACACGGCACCGCCGTCGAACTGCCCGACGTTCAGACCGCGCCCGTGGCTGAAACTGTCAATCTGTGGGAGTAACGCATGACAGCAGAAGAAAAAAGCGTCCTGTCGCTTTTCATGATTGGGGTGCTGATTGTTGTCGGCAAGGTGCTTGCCGGTGGTGAACCCATCACCCCGCGTCTGTTTATCGGGCGCATGTTGCTCGGTGGTTTTGTCTCGATGGTTGCCGGTGTTGTTCTGGTGCAGTTTCCTGACCTGTCACTGCCTGCGGTGTGCGGTATCGGCTCCATGCTGGGTATCGCCGGTTATCAGGTGATTGAGATTGCCATTCAGCGCCGTTTTAAGGGCAGGGGGAAACCGTAATGCCGGTAATTAACACGCATCAGAATATCGCGGCCTTTCTCGACATGCTGGCCGTGTCCGAAGGGACGGCGAATCATCCGCTGACGAAAAACCGGGGCTATGACGTGATAGTCACCGGACTGGACGGGAAGCCGGAAATCTTCACCGACTACAGTGACCACCCGTTCGCACATGGCCGACCGGCGAAGGTGTTTAACCGTCGCGGTGAAAAATCCACGGCCTCCGGTCGCTATCAGCAGCTTTACCTGTTCTGGCCGCACTACCGCAAACAGCTTGCCCTGCCGGATTTCAGTCCGTTGTCACAGGACAGGCTCGCCATTCAGTTGATCCGCGAACGCGGTGCACTGGATGACATCCGGGCGGGACGCATTGAGCGCGCCATTTCACGCTGTCGCAATATCTGGGCGTCCCTGCCGGGAGCCGGTTACGGTCAGCGTGAGCATTCACTGGAAAAACTGGTCACCGTCTGGCGTACCGCTGGCGGCGTACCGGCTTAAACGGAGTAAACACCATGAAGAAATTATCCCTTTCACTGATGCTGAACGTGTCGCTGGCGCTGATGCTGGCACTGTCCCTGATTTACCCGCAGAGCGTGGCCGTCAGTTTTGTCGCCACCTGGGCGATTCTGGCGACGGTTATCTGTGTGGTTGCCGGTGGTGTCGGGGTGTATGCCACTGAGTATGTACTGGAACGCTACGGGCGGGAGCTTCCGCCGGAATCGCTGGCCGTGAAGATTGTCACGTCGCTGTTTTTGCAGCCGGTGCCGTGGCGCAGACGGGCGGTGGCTCTGGTGGTGATGGTGGCGACGTTTATCTCGCTGGTCGCTGCCGGGTGGATTTTTACCGCGCTGATTTATCTCGTGGCGTCGGTGTTCTTCCGGCTGATACGTACGGCCTGCCGTCAGCGTTTTGAGGGGCGGGAACCATGTCAAAGCTGATGATTGTGATGGTTGTGCTGTTATCGCTGGCGGTGGCGGGGCTGTTTCTGGTGAAGCATGAAAACGCCAGCCTGCGCGCCTCGCTGGACAGGGCGAACAACGTCGCCAGCGGGCAGCAGACGACCATCACCATGCTGCAAAATCAGCTTCATGTTGCCATCACCAGGGCAGACAAAAACGAGCTGGCGCAGGTGGCACTGCGTCAGGAACTGGAGAACGCCGCGAAGCGTGAAGCACAGCGCGAGAAAACCATCACGAGGTTACTTAATGAAAACGAAGATTTTCGCCGCTGGTACGGTGCTGACCTGCCTGATGCTGTGCGCCGGTTGCACCAGCGTCCGGCCTGCACCGACGCCAGTGATTGTCGCCAACGCCTGCCCGAAAGTGAGTCTTTGCCCGATGCCGGGCAGTGACCCGCAGACGAACGGCGATTTAAGTGCTGATATCAGGCAGCTTGAGAACGCGCTGGCACGCTGTGCCAGCCAGGTAAAAATGATTAAACACTGTCAGGACGAAAACGATGCTCAAACCCGACAGCCTGCGCAGGGCGTTGACTGATGCCGTCACGGTGCTGAAAACTAACCCCGATATGCTGCGGATATTCGTGGATAACGGGAGTATTGCCTCCACACTGGCGACGTCGCTGTCGTTCGAAAAGCGTTACACGCTCAATGTGATTGTGACCGACTTTACCGGTGATTTTGACCTGCTCATCGTGCCGGTGCTGGCGTGGCTGCGGGAAAATCAGCCCGACATCATGACCACCGACGAAGGCCAGAAAAAGGGCTTCACGTTTTATGCAGACATCAACAATGACAGCAGCTTTGATATCAGCATCAGCCTGATGCTGACCGAGCGCACGCTGGTCAGTGAGGTGGACGGCGCGCTGCATGTGAAGAATATCCCTGAACCTCCGCCGCCGGAGCCGGTTACCCGCCCGATGGAGCTGTATATCAATGGCGAACTGGTGAGCAAGTGGGATGAATGAGTTTAAGCGTTTTGAAGACCGGCTGACCGGACTGATTGAGTCGCTGTCACCGTCAGGGCGTCGGCGACTGAGTGCCGAACTGGCGAAACGTCTGCGTCAGAGTCAGCAGCGTCGGGTGATGGCACAGAAAGCCCCGGACGGCACACCCTACGCACCACGCCAGCAGCAGAGCGCCAGAAAAAAGACCGGTCGCGTTAAACGAAAAATGTTTGCGAAACTTATCACCAGTCGTTTTTTGCATATCCGCGCCAGCCCGGAACAGGCATCAATGGAGTTTTACGGCGGAAAGTCACCGAAAATCGCCAGTGTGCATCAGTTCGGTCTGTCGGAAGAAAACCGGAAAGACGGTAAGAAAATTGATTATCCGGCGCGTCCTCTGCTCGGCTTTACCGGTGAGGATGTGCAGATGATTGAAGGGATTATCTCTAACCATCTAGAATAAAAACATAGTTAATCATCATTGGTGAAATCATTAGGGGGGCAATCGCTTGTTGACTTGAAAATAGCGAAAAAAAATATTATAGATCATCCTTTTACACTAATCTTAAAGGGAATATATGCGCGAACCAGTGTATTTAGAAGATGTCTTTAAACTTTCGGGTATCCCGACAATTACTTTTGTTGAACCTAACGAGTATAAACACCTCTATGTGTCGATAAGAACAGCGGGAAGAGGGGTAATTATTGAAGGGCCATCAGGTATAGGGAAGACGACTTGCGTAAGACAGGTTATTGAAAAGTTAAAATTCGAGACCAGTAGTCGGATAATTAAAGAGTTTAAAGTATTGTCTGGAAGGAAAAAGGAAGATAAAGCCCAGATTGAAAATATAATAACAACGAGTGGTTTCGGTGGGGTGATTATTGATGATTTTCATAAGTTAGATGATGAGTTGAAGCATAAAATATCTGACTTGCTGAAAAATTTAGCGGATGAACAACCCTTAGATTCTAAGTTGATTATTATAGGTATAAATAAAACAGGCAAATCACTGATTGATTTATCACCGGATTTACTAAATCGAATCTCCATTGTTAAATTTGAGTCCAATCCGGAATATAAGGTCAGGGAGTTGCTAGAAAAAGGTGAGAATGCGCTTAATTTCAAATTAAATGTAAAAGAAGATATTGTAAAGGACTCGGATGGGGCATTTCATCTGGCGCAAATGTTGGCTTATAATGCTTGTTTACAGGCTGATATCACAGAAGAGTTAGAATCTCCTCGGGAAACAAATATTAGCTATGAATCACTTAAAGAAACAGTGATTCAGGATCTTAGCTATAGATTCAATGATATAGTCGTTCGCTTTGTGAAAGGCCAGCGGGTTAAAAAGGGTAGTAGAGCTCCATATCTCCACGTTTTATATTGGTTATCTAAAGAAGATGAGCGTTCTTTAAATTTGACAAGTTATTTAATTAACAATCCTAATCATCGTAATAGCGTTGGGCAAATTCTGACGCGAGGCCATTTAAAAACGCATTATGAGAGCAATCCTGATTTTTCGGATGTTATTCATTATAATGATGAAACTACGGAGATTTCAATCGAAGATCCCAAGTTTTATTATTATATAAAGAATTTGTTATGGAGCAAGCTTGCGGAGAAGATAGGTTTCACATCATTTGAGTTTAAGTCGAAATATGACTTTGCTTTATCATTTGCTGGAGCTAATAGAAATCATGCGGAATATTTAAATCAAAAGCTGATTGAGAATGAGTTATCTGTTTTTTATGATTTCAATGAGCAGGCCAGAATACTTTCTGAAGATGTAGAACAATATCTTGCTCCAATTTATAGGAGTGAGTCTGTTTTTGTAATTCCGTTTTTGAGTAGGGATTATCCAACTAGAATATGGTGCAAATTTGAAGGTGATACATTTAGGGATAGATTTGGTGATGGGTGTGTTATTCCTTTAAGATATAGTGATGCACCTGTTGGCATGTTTGATACTGCCAATGGCATTGGAGGTTTTACCATAAATCCTAGTGAGGATATATACGCACAGCTAGATACATTTGCAAACTTGCTTGTTGAAAAAATATGTGAAAAAAGAATGCTCTTAAATGGAAAAGAGAATGAAGAATAACACACAAAATATGCTGTTGTGTCAGCTATAGTACATAATGGGAGGTTTGCCGTGCTGCTTTCTTGGCGGCATCCTTCCCGTTATGAACACTCTCGCAAATATTCAGGAACTCGCGCGCGCACTGCGCAACATGATTCGTACCGGCCTTGTCGTCGAAACCAACCTTAAAGCCGGTCGCTGCCGTGTGCAGACCGGTGGCATGTGCACCGACTGGCTTCAGTGGCTGACCCATCGCGCCGGGCGTTCGCGCACATGGTGGGCACCTTCCGTGGGGGAACAGGTGCTGATTCTGGCCGTGGGCGGTGAACTCGACACGGCGTTCGTTCTGCCGGGGATTTATTCCGGCGATAACCGCGCGCCGTCTGCGTCGGCGGATGCCCTGCATATCCGTTTCCCTGACGGGGCGGTGATTGAGTATGAACCCGAAACCAGTGCACTCACGGTAAGCGGAATTAAAACGGCCAGCGTGACGGCTTCTGATTCTGTTACTGCCACGGTACCGGTGGTCACGGTGAAAGCGTCAACCCGTGTCACCCTGGACACACCGGAAGTGGTCTGCACTAACAAACTGACTACCGGCACGCTGGAAGTGCAGAAGGGCGGGACGATGCGCGGCAACATTGAACACACCGGCGGTGAACTCTCATCAAACGGTAAGGTACTGCATACCCACAAACACCCCGGCGACAGCGGCGGCACAACCGGGAGTCCTTTATGACAGCGCGTTATCTCGGAATGAATCGCAGTGATGGCCTGACGGTCACTGACCTTGAGCATATCAGCCAGAGTATCGGCGATATCCTGCGCACACCGGTCGGCTCACGGGTGATGCGTCGTGATTACGGCTCGTTGCTGGCGTCAATGATTGACCAGCCGCAGACTCCGGCGCTTGAGTTGCAGATTAAGGTCGCCTGTTACATGGCAGTGCTGAAATGGGAACCCCGCGTCACCCTGTCATCCGTCACCACTGAGCGCAGTTTTGACGGGCGAATGACGGTCACGTTAACCGGCCAGCACAACGACACCGGCCAGCCACTTTCGTTAACCATCCCTGTGAGTTGAAATCATGCCGATTATCGACCTGAACCAGCTACCCGCACCGGATGTGGTCGAGGAGCTGGACTTTGAAACCATTCTCGCCGAACGCAAGGCGACACTGATTTCCCTTTACCCGGAAGACCAGCAGGAGGCGGTCGCCCGTACCCTGACGCTGGAATCTGAGCCTCTCGTCAAACTGCTGGAGGAAAATGCTTATCGTGAGCTTATCTGGCGTCAGCGTGTGAATGAGGCCGCACGGGCGGTGATGCTGGCCTGTGCTGCCGGTAATGACCTTGATGTGATTGGTGCCAATTACAACACCACGCGCCTGATTATCACCCCGGCAGATGATTCGACCCTCCCGCCGACACCGGCAGTGATGGAATCTGACACCGATTATCGTCTGCGTATTCAGCAGGCGTTTGAAGGTTTAAGCGTCGCCGGGTCGGTGGGTGCCTATCAGTATCATGGCCGCAGTGCCGACGGGCGTGTCGCGGATATCTCTGTCACCAGTCCGTCTCCGGCCTGCGTCACTATCTCTGTGCTGTCACGTGAAAATAACGGCGTCGCATCCGAAGACCTGCTGGCCGTGGTGCGTAACGCCCTTAATGGCGAGGACGTCAGGCCGGTGGCCGACCGCGTGACCGTGCAGTCTGCCGCCATCGTTGAATACCAGATAAACGCCACGCTGTATCTTTACCCTGGTCCCGAAAGCGAACCCATCCGCGCTGCCGCCGTGAAAAAACTGGAAGCGTATATCACGGCACAGCACCGGCTGGGGCGCGACATCCGTCTGTCTGCCATTTATGCCGCTTTGCATGTGGAAGGCGTGCAGCGTGTCGAACTGGCTGCACCGCTGGCCGACATCGTGCTCAACAATACGCAGGCGTCTTTCTGTACCGAATACAGCGTCGTGACCGGAGGCTCGGATGAGTGATTCGCGACTGCTGCCGACCGGCTCATCACTGCTTGAAGTTGCCGCCGCAAAAGCCTGTGCGGAAATTGAAAAAACGCCGGTCAGTATTCGTGAGCTGTGGAACCCGGATACCTGTCCGGCAAATCTGCTGCCGTGGCTGGCGTGGTCATTTTCGGTTGACCGCTGGGATGATAAGTGGCCGGAAGCGACAAAACGCGCTGTTATCCGCGATGCGTATTTCATTCACTGCCATAAGGGCACTATTGGTGCGATTCGCCGTGTGGTGGAGCCGCTCGGCTATCTGATTGAGGTGAGGGAGTGGTGGCAGCTCAACGAGGAGCCGGGGACGTTCCGCATCGTTGTTGGCGTGCTTGAGCAGGGTATTACCGAGGAAATGTATCAGGAGCTGGAGCGCCTCGTTGCTGATGCAAAACCGGCGAGCCGCCATCTGACGGGACTGGCTATCAGTTTAAGTACAACCGGCAACATTTTTGCCGGTGCGGGATGCTATCACGGTGACGCCCTGACGGTTTATCCCTACACCCCGGAGGCCATTATTGTCGGAGGGGATTATTTCCCGGCCTCGGCCATTCATTTAATTGATAACCTGAGAGTAAACGCATGACAGTGAAATACTACGCCATTCTGACTAATCAGGGCGCAGCACGGCTGGCTAACGCGACGATGCTCGGCAGTAAGCTGAATCTGACGCAAATGGCCGTTGGTGATGCGAATGGTGTCTTGCCGACACCAGACCCGGCACAGACAAAACTGATTAATCAGAAACGCATTGCACCGCTGAATCTTCTGAGTGTTGACCCGAACAACCAGAGCCAGATTATTGCGGAGCAAATCATCCCTGAGAACGAGGGCGGATTCTGGATCCGTGAGATTGGGCTTTATGATGATGAAGGCGTACTCATTGCGGTGGCAAACTGCCCGGAAACGTACAAACCGCAGTTGCAGGAAGGAAGCGGTCGTACCCAGACTATCCGCATGATTCTGGTTGTCTCGAATACCGAAGCCATCACGCTGAAAATCGACCCGTCGGTGGTACTGGCGACCCGTAAATACGTGGATGATGAAGTCCTGGAATTAAGGCTGTATGTGGATGACCAGATGAGAAACCACATTGCCGCACAGGATCCTCATACCCAGTATGCACAGAAACATAATCCGACATTTACCGGAGAACCAAAAGCGCCGACGCCTGCCGCAGGAAATAACACCACGCGGATTGCGACCACTGCGTTTGTTCAGGCCGCTATTACCGCTCTGATTAACGGTGCGCCAGCCACGCTGGACACACTGAAAGAAATTGCCGCAGCCATTAACAATGACCCGAAATTCAGCACCACCATTAACAATGCGCTGTCAGGTAAGCAGCCACTGGATGAGACGCTGACTCATTTGAGCGGAAAGGATGTTGCCGGCCTTCTCGCATACCTTGGTTTGGGAGAAGCGGCAAAACGGGATGTGGGGACAGGGACGAATCAGATACCTGATATGGGTAGCTTCACGCTTTCTGTTTCAGGTACTGGATATCAAAAATTACCATCTGGTTTTATTCTTCAGTGGGGCTCAATCGGCGCACCAGGTATTGCACAGGATGTGGTAACCCATTTTCCGATTGCATTTCCAAACCGATGTCTGCGTGTTTTGGTCTCACAAGACTACACACCAGATAGCGGGGCTGTTGGTTATATTGCCTGCGCAGGTTTTAGTTCCGACCCGGTTAAATTTATATCCAGAGCCAGTACTCCTGGCCTCGGCGCTTCATTTTTAGCGTTAGGCTGTTAATTTAGCCATATGGAGTGAAAAATGAATTACATATATTCCGCGACTACAAACTCTTTCTATCCGCTGGAGATGAAAGAGGATTACACTCAAGCTGACTCATGGCCAGATGATGCTGTTGAAGTTGATGAGCAAGCGTATATTGAGTTTTCCGGATTACCGCCGAAAGGAAAAATCCGTATCGCTGGAGAAAATGGTTTTCCTGCATGGTCTGAAATTCCACCACCAACACATGAGGAACAGATTGCTGCAGCCGAACTGGAAAAGCAGCAACTGATTAATCAGGCCAACGATTATATGAACAGTAAACAATGGCCTGGTAAAGCGGCTATTGGTCGTCTGAAAGGTGAGGAACTGGCGCAATATAATTTGTGGCTGGATTATCTGGACGCACTGGAGCTGGTCGATACTTCCGGTGCGCCAGATATTGAATGGCCTACGCCTCCGGCAGTTCAGGCCAGATGACATCCGGCGCGGTGCTGGTATCTGTTGCCGTCACCGCGTCAATGTAATCCAGCACAGCGTTAAGGCGGGTTGTTTCTGCCTGCGTCAGTTTACGTCCGGCCTGCAATTTCAGCTGAATCAGACTGATGGAGGCCATTGCAGTATCAATCAGTGACTGACGCTGTGCTTCTGCCGCGTCTACTGCGGCGCTATGCTGTGCCTCAGTATCGGTCACCCATTTCTCACCATCCCATTTATCGTATGGCGTTAATGGGGCGATAGTGGTTGTATTTTCGGGGTAATCACCCGGTGCTGTGATTTCTTTGGCATCTCCCGTTTCGGTGTTATAGACGATTTCACCGCGATGGTCTGGCACATATTCCCATGAGTTTAAATCCATCGAACGGCAGATAGCATAACCAGCCTTATGTGTACCAGGAGCATCTAAACAGGAATATGCAGGAATACCGACACCAATGGCAAGATATTCATTTGAAGTGGAAATATATTCCCGAGTTTCACCATCATAGTTATAGACGGTAATATTCCCCGCCTTCGTGGCAATAAGCTCGCTATTTAATACGGCGTTATCCATTATGCAGCCCTCACGATAAAGTTAAATGCAATATTTCGTGGACGGGTTTCACTCCCGCCAGTATTACCGATACTCCCTCGTGAATGAAGTGTCGGTGACGGGATTAGGCTCCCTCCTGTATTTGTGGCATCAAGTCCTCGCCCTTGTGTGTATGTTTTTTTGAAAATCGTAGCCAGTTCCCATTCATCTTTCGTGTCGTAACCATCATTGGCAACAACAATATGACGGTGTTTTTCCAGCATTCCTGCCTGAATACTCAATAAAACACGTCCTGCATCAATACCGCGCCCGTCATCCCAGCCACGAATAAACTCACCGCGTAAATCAGGTAATTTATTTGTCGGATAAGCCTTTGCCAGTTCCGGGTATTCTTCAGCAGAAAAAGCCGCACCGTTGCATTTCAGCCAGCCTGTTGGCGGTGTGGCTGAAGGCCACGGAACAGGCACACCAACAGGTAATGCAGAGCCTTCTCCTAAACCAACGTTTATGAAAATGCAGAGATAACGGGCAACTGGCATCATCTCCGGTTTTTATTCAGGGGGATGCTCATGCTTATTGGCTATGTACGCGTGTCAACAAATGACCAGAACACGGAATTGCAGCGTAACGCGCTGGAGTGCGCAGGATGCGAGCGGATTTTTGAGGATAAAATCAGCGGCACGAAGTCCGACCGACCGGGACTGAAAAAACTGCTCAGAACATTATCAGCAGGTGACACTCTGGTAGTCTGGAAGCTGGACAGGCTGGGGCGTAGTATGCGGCATCTGGTCATTCTGGTTGAGGAACTGCGCGAACGCGGCGTTAATTTTCGCAGTCTGACGGATGCTATTGATACCAGCACGCCGATGGGGCGTTTTTTCTTTCATGTGATGGGTGCCCTGGCTGAAATGGAGCGAGAACTCATTGTCGAGCGGACACGCGCCGGACTGGAAGCGGCCAGAGCCAAAGGTCGTATTGGTGGCAGACGTCCGAAACTCACCGCGAGTGAGTGGGAGCAGGTCGGACGGTTGCTGGCTGCGGGGGAATCTCGTCAACGTGTGGCGCTGATTTTTGATATTGGCCTGTCCACGCTCTATAAAAAATTCCCCTCATCAGCGGCAAAGAATAAATTGTGTCATCCCTTAGCCAACCGGGACAAATAGCCTGACATCTCCGGCACAACTGAAAATAACACTCACCCATTAACCACGGAGTTAAACGGATGAGTGACTATCATCACGGCGTGCAGGTGCTGGAGATTAACGACGGCACCCGCGTCATTTCCACCGTATCCACCGCCATTGTTGGCATGGTCTGCACGGCCAGCGATGCGGATGCGGAAACCTTCCCCGTCAATAAACCGGTGCTGATCACCAATGTGCAGAGCGCGATTGCAAAGGCCGGTAAAAAAGGCACGCTGGCGGCATCGTTGCAGGCCATCGCTGACCAGTCAAAACCGGTCACCGTTGTCGTGCGCGTGGAAGACGGAACCGGCGACGACGAAGAAACGAAACTCGCGCAGACCGTTTCCAATATCATCGGCACCACTGACGAAAACGGTCAGTACACCGGACTGAAAGCCTTGCTGGCGGCGGAGTCGGTAACCGGTGTTAAACCGCGTATTCTCGGTGTGCCGGGACTGGATACCAAAGAGGTGGCTGTTGCACTGGCATCCGTCTGTCAGAAGCTGCGCGCTTTCGGGTATATCAGCGCATGGGGCTGTAAAACCATTTCCGAGGTGAAAGCCTACCGCCAGAATTTCAGCCAGCGTGAGCTGATGGTCATCTGGCCGGATTTCCTCGCATGGGATACGGTCATCAGTACCACCGCCACCGCGTATGCCACCGCCCGTGCGCTGGGTCTGCGCGCTAAAATCGACCAGGAGCAGGGCTGGCATAAAACGCTGTCCAACGTCGGGGTAAACGGTGTTACCGGCATCAGCGCCTCTGTATTCTGGGATTTGCAGGAGTCCGGCACCGATGCTGACCTGCTTAACGAGTCAGGCGTCACTACGCTGATTCGCCGCGACGGTTTCCGATTCTGGGGTAACCGTACCTGCTCTGATGACCCGCTGTTCCTCTTTGAAAACTACACCCGCACCGCGCAGGTGCTGGCCGACACGATGGCTGAGGCGCACATGTGGGCGGTGGACAAGCCCATCACCGCAACGCTGATTCGCGACATCGTTGACGGCATCAATGCCAAATTCCGTGAGCTGAAAACAAACGGCTATATCGTGGATGCGACCTGCTGGTTCAGCGAAGAATCCAACGATGCGGAAACCCTCAAGGCCGGAAAACTGTATATCGACTACGACTATACCCCGGTGCCTCCTCTTGAAAACCTGACCCTGCGCCAGCGTATTACCGATAAATACCTGGCAAATCTGGTCACCTCGGTTAACAGCAATTAAGGAGCCTGACCGATGGCAATGCCGCGCAAACTCAAGTTAATGAACGTCTTTCTGAACGGCTACAGCTATCAGGGCGTCGCGAAGTCCGTCACGCTACCAAAACTGACCCGTAAGCTCGAAAACTATCGCGGTGCGGGAATGAACGGCAGCGCACCGGTAGACCTCGGCCTTGATGACGATGCGCTGTCAATGGAGTGGTCGCTCGGTGGCTTCCCGGATTCGGTTATCTGGGAGCTTTACGCCGCAACCGGTGTGGATGCCGTGCCGATTCGTTTTGCAGGCTCTTACCAGCGCGACGATACCGGCGAAACGGTGGCCGTCGAAGTGGTCATGCGTGGACGTCAGAAAGAAATCGACACCGGCGAGGGTAAACAGGGAGAAGACACTGAGTCGAAAATCTCCGTGGTCTGCACCTATTTCCGGCTGACGATGGACGGTAAGGAGCTGGTCGAAATTGACACCATCAACATGATTGAGAAGGTGAACGGCGTCGACCGGCTGGAGCAACACCGCCGCAATATCGGCCTGTGATTTTCATCCGGTCAGCCTGGCTGACCGGTTAACCCCGATTCAGAAGTGAGAAAACCATGAACAAAGAAAACGTCATTACCCTGGATAATCCGGTTAAACGTGGTGAACAGGTTATCGAACAGGTCACGCTGATGAAACCCAATGCCGGGACGCTGCGCGGTGTCAGTCTGGCTGCGGTCGCAAACTCCGAAGTCGATGCACTGATTAAAGTGCTGCCGCGCATGACGGCACCGATGCTGACCGAGCAGGAGGTCGCCGCGCTGGAACTGCCTGACCTTGTGGCGCTGGCCGGTAAGGTGGTCGGTTTTTTGTCGCCGAACTCGGTGCAGTGACGTTTCCGAAAAATCTCTCGGTCGATGACCTGATGGCGGATGTGGCAGTGATATTTCACTGGCCGCCATCAGAACTGTATCCCATGAGCCTGACCGAACTCATCACATGGCGCGAAAAGGCGCTCCGGCGAAGCGGAAACACGAATGAGTAACAATGTAAAATTACAGGTATTGCTCAGGGCTGTTGACCAGGCATCCCGCCCGTTTAAATCCATCCGCACAGCGAGCAAGTCGCTGTCGGGGGATATCCGGGAAACACAAAAATCACTGCGCGAGCTGAACGGTCAGGCATCCCGTATTGAGGGATTCCGCAAGACCAGTGCACAGCTCGCCGTGACTGGTCATGCACTTGAAAAGGCTCGGCAGGAAGCAGAAGCCCTTGCCACACAGTTTAAAAACACCGAACGTCCGACCCGTGCTCAGGCGAAAGTGCTGGAATCCGCAAAGCGTGCGGCGGAGGACTTACAGGCGAAATATAACCGCCTGACGGATTCCGTTAAACGCCAGCAGCGGGAACTGGCCGCTGTGGGAATTAATACCCGCAATCTTGCACATGATGAGCAGGGACTGAAAAACCGTATCAGTGAAACCACCGCACAGCTTAACCGGCAGCGCGACGCGCTGGCGCGTGTCAGTGCGCAACAGGCAAAACTTAACGCAGTCAAACAGCGTTATCAGGCCGGAAAGGAACTGGCCGGAAATATGGCCTCAGTAGGCGCTGCCGGTGTGGGGATTGCGGCGGCGGGAACGATGGCCGGTGTTAAGCTGCTGATGCCCGGTTATGAGTTTGCGCAGAAAAACTCAGAATTGCAGGCCGTGCTCGGTGTGGCAAAAGATTCTGCCGAAATGGCCGCGCTACGCAAACAGGCGCGCCAGCTCGGCGACAATACCGCCGCCTCGGCAGATGATGCAGCCGGTGCGCAGATTATTATTGCGAAAGCCGGTGGGGATGTTGATGCCATTCAGGCGGCAACGCCGGTCACGCTGAACATGGCGCTGGCGAACCGCCGCACGATGGAAGAAAACGCCGCCCTGCTGATGGGGATGAAATCCGCCTTTCAGCTTTCAAACGATAAGGTCGCTCATATCGGGGATGTTCTCTCCATGACGATGAACAAAACCGCCGCCGATTTTGACGGCATGAGCGATGCGCTGACCTATGCCGCACCTGTGGCAAAAAATGCCGGTGTCAGCATTGAAGAAACCGCCGCAATGGTCGGGGCGCTGCATGATGCAAAAATTACAGGAGATCGGAAGAGCACAC